AACTAAAGCAGAAGCACATCAATGTCATGCATGTGGACAAGACATTCATGATAACAAGCAAGAAGAAATGATGGCAGAAATTGAAAGTGCTGTCTCTAGTCTAAAAGAAGATCTAGCAAAAGAAGAAACCGCATTAGTCAAAGTCACAGAAGACATTGCCGGCTTGGGTAAACTAGGTCGATCACCCACTGTTCGTTATAGTAACATAGATGATGCTGTCAATCACAAAAGCACATTAGAAACAGCGCAGGATCAGTTTGAGCGCAGGGCATTAGACATCGATCCTTATATTGAACAAGCAGAGCATTTGAAAACCAGTGCTTTAGAAGAACTCAACTTTGACAGTATTAATGGCTTGACAAAGTTAAATGAACATCAAGAGTTTTTGCTTAAACTGTTGACCAGCAAGGATAGTTTTATTCGTAAGCGTATTATCGAACAAAACTTGAGTTACTTGAATCACAGACTGGCACATTATCTTGAAAAATTAAGTTTACCGCATGAAGTAAAATTTCGCAGTGACTTAGAAGTAGATATTACACAGCTTGGACAAGAGTTTGACTTTGATAACTTGAGTCGAGGTGAACGTAATAGACTTATTTTAGGCTTGTCGTGGGCATTCCGAGATGTCTATGAAAGTTTAAATAGGCCAATCAATTTGTTGTTCATCGACGAAATGATTGACAGTGGTATGGACGCCAATGGTGTTGATAATAGTTTGGGTATTCTTAAAAAGATGGCTAGAGAAAATCGGAAGAATATCTTCTTAATCAGTCACCGAGATGAACTGGTCGGGCGTGTAAATAACATACTACAAGTAGTAAAAGAGAATGGCTTTACAACATTCAATACAGATATAGAAATGGTAGAGGCTTAAAATTATGACAGAAGAAAACACAACTCCAGTAAACACACAAGAAGAACTTGTTAAACAATTTCAATTGTACATTGAAGAAAACGAAAAGTTCACGACTAAGAAAGTCAAAGCAGCCGCAGGCCGTGCTCGTAAGGCATTGCAAGAAGTTGCCAAACTTGTCAAGCAACGTCGTAAAGAAATCACTGAAGAGAAAGCGGCGTTGTCAGTTAAATAAAAACTGATGACATGGCTTTACCAAGGTATTTTAATAGAAGAACTTCCTGAGGACTGTGTTGGTTTTGTTTATCTCATTACCAACTCAGTCACAGGCCGCAAATACATAGGCAAGAAACTGGCAAAGTTTGCAAAGACTAGTTATAAAACTGTCAAGCAAAAAAATGGCATCAAAAAGAAAAAGAAAATTCGTTCAAAGGTCGATAGTGACTGGAGAGATTACTACGGGAGTAGCGATGAATTATCTAAAGACGTTACCACACTAGGCAAAGAAAATTTTACTCGTGAAATTTTACACTACTGCACATCCAAGGCTCATACTTCATACTTAGAAGCAAAAGAACAATTCGATAGAAAAGTTTTAGAAACAACAGATTATTATAATGGCCATATATCCGTTCGCGTCCACGGATCTCATATCATAAACAAAATTTAATTAGCACCAGCTACATAAGACACTACTGATAATGCCTGTACCGGCAAGTTAAACTAGGTACCCAATAACTGGACTCCGTGTCGCAGGGAAGGAACATCTGAGCAGTAGCAGAGACATGATTGCCACTATCCTTAACAGGACGCAACACTGGGTATGAAACGTGTTGGCAAATGTATAGTATGACCAAAATGAGTAGGCACTGCTGAGTCATTGCAACCTACAAGAATCGAGATGTATATCTATTGGCTACTCGATTCTGCGTTATATAGAAGAGCTACATAAAAAGGTACAGCGTAACCGCCTTTACTAGAAATAGTTGTAGTAATAGATTACGATAATGGGCCTCCGACAGGATTTTCCAATTTTTACTTTTCGTCCTTAACAGGGCGAAGTACGACTGCAAAACCTTGACAAATATTATCTAAGAAGTACAATTAATAACTGTGAAATATGTTAATGAAAAGAATTCTAAGATTTGTGTTTTACTGTAAGTAAAAGATAAATCTTGTTGTTCTCCGAACAACTTAAATCATTTCCTGTGTTAATGTATCTTTTGGCTTAATGCCTCGATCTAGGCTTATTTTATCTTTAAGGATCTTTATGAATATTTTTTTCTCTTCGAAACTAATATTCCATAAGTCGTTATAACTCTGTCCTGAGTATATGGCCATTGTTGCAATATCTTCTATAATGGCTTTTGATTCCTTTTCTAAACTATTCAAGTACTTTAGAATGTCCGGCCCGGACTTTAAGGATAAAAGCCTTATGCGAAAAAAGTTGTTGGATTTAAGTCTAAACTTGATTTAAAATCAGTGTTACAATTTTTACAAGTGACACTAAATTCTTTATCTACTCCCATTGAACTAGTAACCATAATTGCATTTTCTATTTTAGCAAATTCTGGTTTACTTAAATCGTTGATCCATTCGCGAATATTCTCATGATCTGTTACAGCAACGCTATCTGGTAATAATACAGTATCTATACAACCGCTGACAATTTCTAAATTCTTTTCTGTTAAAATTTGATAACTTTGTTGTAATAAATTAACCTTAGTTGTTTCATCGGTATTATTTTGTTCTGCAATTTGTATATTTCTAATTTGTTCAAATTGAACCCAATTTAAACTTAATAAATCACTGACTTTCACAGGCTTAATAAAAACTTTAATACCGCTATCAAAGTCAATTGGACTAAGTGTTTCTAAAACTTTAATATTACTAATAACATGATTTAAGTTAACAGTGACTTCATTTTTAGTTTGGCACGATGGACAATCCGTAGATATATCTATGTTTTCTCCATAGGTACATCGTTTAATTGCAACTAATATTGCATCTAAATCAATTGCCGGCATTGCTGTTGGTTCCGTAATACTAGGTACACAGCTTTTTATTAAATTATACACAGCAGTTCCATTTAATAATGCATCAGCATTTTTAAGTAAAAGCTCGTCTTTTGCAGTCATAGGATAAACTGGGATCTCGCCCATGTCATTAAAATCTATTAACTTGCCTTTGTAAAAATTGCCCTGGCTAGGTAATTTAATCCAAATTCCTGGCTTTCTAAAATATTGTTTTAACGGGTTGACTTGATTTTCCATTTTTTCTCCAACTAAATAGTATATAAGGAAATTACTTCTTTATTTATATATATATTTAATGGTAGATTCAATTAGAGCATACGGTAGAATATCCGAAGGAAATCAATTTGAATTTTCTTTGGATGGCATATCTACGGCCAAGCAAATGGAGCGTTTGATAAGTTTAACTGAAAAGTTAGCTAAAAGATTCAAAGTTGATGTTAGTGCCCAAGAGCAACAAAATAAATTACAAACAGAAAATAACAAGCTCGCTGAACAAGAAATAGCAAATAAAAAGAAGTTAGGTGGATACGAAGAAGATGTAATTGGAAGAATGAAGGGTCTGAGCGGTGTATCAGACGTGTTAAGGGGTGAGTTTAAATTTGCTGCTAGAGATTTGGGCGGATTTACTTCTGGACTTGCTTTTGGTGTAGGAACAATTATAGGGTCATTGACTGGATATGCTGATCAACTACAGTTAGGATTGCAACGTGGTATCAGTGGTGGTATTATGGACTTTGCTATTGCTGCCAAAACAGGCGGAGTTAGTATAGGATCATTTTCCAAAGCATTGGAAGAAAGTGGTGGCTCTTTTGCTATGTTAGGCAACGGTGCAACTAATGGGGCTAAGAATTTTGGAAATTTAATCAGCAGTGTTAGAACAGCCACAGCGAGTGTAGGAAATCTTGGATTAAGCAATGAACAACAAGCAATATTTGCGGCACAGCAACTTAAAGTAGCTGTTGCTCAAGGATTTAAAGGTAAAGCAGCCTTTGATCTAGTTACTAAAAATTCAAGGGCCTTGGGTAATGAATTAGACACTCTTGCTAATAGAACAGGTAAAAGTGTTTTAGAATTAACACAGGCAGCAATAAAATTAGCACAAGATCCTATTGTTGCTAACTTTGTACAAACAGCAAAAAATGGCGGAGCACAGATATCAAAGGCAGCACAACAATTTGGTGCTAGTCTTCGAGGAATATTCGGCGAAGCAGGAGACGCTATAGCAGCCGATGCATTAAAAACTGCATTGGGCAATTTGCCATTAGTAATAACTCAGACTGGTAAAAACATGATTAGTGCTAGCTCTGCTGTATATTCAGAACTAGAGCGTCAAGCAAAAATAGTTAAAAATGGCGGAGACATAACAGCAGAAGATCAAGAAAAACTACGAGATACTGTTTTAAAAGAAGTAGAAGCACGTGGTCAAGAACTTAGAATGTTGGCCAACTTGGAAGGCCAAGCAGGCGATGGTGCAAGGCAGTTATTAGAATTAGCAAAACAAGCAAACTTTTATAATAGCGCCGCTGGTGCTCAACGCAGAGAAGAAGATAAACAAGCACAGGCATTTAATACTGCAATTAACAAATTTAAAGCAAATTTACAAGCTCTTGCTATACCGTTTTTGAATCTACTTAATGGCATCGATTGGACTACATTTATCAATGTTATCAGTGGAGTTGTTAGCGGCCTGGAATTTGTTTTACATATATTAGATCCTTTAGGTAAAGCATTGGGTATTGGTCCTGGGGGCTTGGCCGGTTTGGTACTAGGTCTAGGTGCTGTTATGATCATCGGAGTAGCGGGTTATAAACTTGTCAACAAGTCTGTTTTAGAAACTGCCGAAGTCTTTAAGTTAGTCGGTTTAAAAATGAAAGCATTGGCTGATAAGATTGCACCTGGCATGGGTCCTGGTATTGGTAGCTTTCCTGGAGGCCCTGTAGGATATGAACCACCCGGCAGAACACCAATGTCTACAAGAACAAAAATTGGTTTAGGTGCTGCCGGTATAGCAGGTCTGGCCTTGCCCTATGCCGCAGATTATGCAAAGTCGACAGGAAATGATAATCTAGCTTCTGCAGCCAATATTGCAGGCAGCGCATTAACATGGGGTGCAACAGGAGCAAGTTTAGGTAGTGCTATTCCAGTGATAGGCACAGTAGTAGGTGGCATAATCGGCGCAGTAGGAGGTGCGGTTGCTACCGGATTCAGTGAATGGTCAAAAAGCGAAAGTGCTGACGGTTTACTAAATACGGCCGGAGACGCAGTCGATCAAAATAATAGATACCAAGAACAGAATTTATCTGAATTAAGAACAATGAATAGAAATATTCTTGCTCAAAATAGTGGCATCGATGCTACAGCTACATATAATGCTAGACAAACTGCTTTGCTTGGCGACAGCGTTAGATTGCAACGAAATAGCCAATTTATGCCGACATAACACTTGATATAAACTATAAATATGTAACAGGATGAATAAACAATATGTCATGGCGTAAGCACTTTCAAATACCGCAAACAGCAAATGAATTAGCAAAATCAAAAATTGCCACCGGTAACCATCACGGCAGTAGCAGTAAGTTCAGCAGTTGGTTAAAAGATGTATATGCAGGTACACCAAATCGTGTTGAGCGATACATGCAATACGAAGTCATGGATCAAGACAGTGAAGTCAATGCCGCACTGGATACTGTTGCAGAGTTTTGTACTCAATATGACTATGAAAGCAATTTGCCTTTTACCATTGAACACTTTAATGAACCCACTGAAGCTGAAGTAAATGTACTAACTCGCAGTCTACGTCAATGGAGTATGATCAATGACTGGAACAAACGTGTTTGGCGCATGATGCGTAATGTTATCAAGTATGGTGATGGATTCTTTATTCGTGATCCAGAAACATATGAATTGTTATATGTAGACAGCCAAGATGTAAGTAAAATTATTATTAATCAAGCCAAAGGTCGTGAAGTAGAACA